TTCAAAACAACCAAGAGTAAATGCCTAATACTTCCAGCTAAATACTTGGTATAAATTCAGTAATATCAGATATTTACTCTTTAAGTTAGCGCCTATGGTGCTCCGCACCGTGTACCAATGCGTGAGATGCTTCGAATTATCGACACAGCTTGCGAAGCTGAAGTTGGAGGAAAGCTCGTTAAGGGGCAGCTCTTTAGCATTGGTGATGAGGTTATGCTTGTCGCTGGCACTGGGGCAAAGTTGAATGGTATAGTTCGGGATCTCAAAAAGAATGGTAGGGCAGTTCGAGTTGAGGTTGAGGCGTTCGGTCGGACTACAAAAGCAACAGTGCCGGTTGACAAAGTGGCGTTGAGTTAACCAAGATACGCGGCAGGATGATCACGTGGATCTTCGGGGCCTGAGCGGCTAGAACCCGCTACACAAACAGAGCGACCCGAACACGAGACCCAGTCAACATAAGACGCTGAGAAGCGGAGTTGGCGCGAAGAGTTTCTATGGAATTTCGATACGCATGCAGAGTGCGTCAACTGGTTCGCTGAGAGGCGGGCCTTTTTTCTGTTTGAAGGCAGCTTCCTTTGCCACTCAAATCCATCACACCCCGCTTGAACACATTGGGCTCAACGCTGCGCAAAGCGCCGAAGGCGGTTGATCCGTTCTACCTCACGGCTGAATGGAAGGCGCTCGCCAAGTACATCAAGCAGCTGCGCGGCTATGTCTGCGAGATGTGCGGCAAGGACTTCTCGAAGCTGCAACACAAGCTCATCGCTGACCACATCGTCGAGCGCAAGGATGGCGGCGCTGACCTCGATCCGGGCAACATCCAGTGCCTTTGCACGTGGTGCCACAATCGGAAGACTGCGAAGGTGCGGCGGATGCGTTGCCAAGTCATTAATTTATAAGATGAAATTCGGTTTGAATGAGTTGCTCGGGAGCTGTTGAGCGCCTCTGAGGCGGCTGTGAAGGCTTTAACGGCTGAACTGCCAAGTCATTGATTTTCAATGGAAAATGGGGGGGTGGGGTGAAAGTCCGGGGGCTGAATGGCCCTTACCCGCCCCATTATAACTGAGAGATTTTTTTTTGGCCGACTTCGAATTTGACCTGCTAGGCGATCCAATCCCTGAAGGATTTGTGAAACGAGGGCGTCCACCTCATGTGGTGAGCGACGAAAAGCGTAGACTTGTCATACAGTTACTGGCGTTCGGAAAAACTCAGGATGAAATTGCAGCAGCTTTAGGGATCACAGCTCCCACTTTGCGTAAGAATTATTTTCGTCAGCTCAAGGTCAAGGATGATGCTCGGGCGAGAGTGGAAGCCAAGCTGCTGGACAAGCTCATGGACATGGCTGAAGCCGGGAAGGTGTCAGCGATCAAGGAGATCTTCTCGCGGCTTGAGCGCTCTGATCGTGACAAGCTGGCTGATGCGATTGCTAACCGCGGAAAGAGTGTTCCTGCTGCATCTGAAAAAGCGCTCGGCAAAAAAGAAGAGCGCAAAAAAACGGCAGAAGATTATGCCGGAAAATTTGCACCTCCCCAAGCTCCCCAGCTGATCAACTGAAGAAAGATCTGTCTTGAAAGTTCAGCACTGGTCAACAGCCTGCGTGGATTGGGAACAACGGATTGTTCAAGGGAAATCTCTCATTCCCTTTGATCCCTTGTTCTCAGCAGAAGCCGAAGCAGCTTTGAACGTCTTCAAGTCGCTCAAAGTAGTTGATGTTCCGGGCATGCCGACATTTGGTGAGTGCTGTGATCAGTGGGTGTTCGATTTTGTTGGTGCGATCTTTGGAGCCTATGACGCGGGAGAAGGACAACGTTTGATCAGTGAGTTCCTGCTCCTGATCTCAAAGAAAAATGCCAAGTCCACCATTGCAGCCGGGATCATGGTGACGGCGCTCATTCGCAACTGGCGTCACCTCAATGAGCTGCTGCTGTTGGCTCCAACCATTGAGGTGGCCAACAACTGCTTTGATCCAGCTGCGGCGATGGTCTCCTACGATCCGGAACTCAAAAGCATTCTTAAGGTGACCTCGCACCAGCGGACAATCAGGCATGAGACCACAAATTCAAACCTAAAGATTGTGGCGGCTGACAGCGACACGCTCTCTGGCAAAAAAGCTGGTTTTGTTTTGGTCGATGAGTTGTGGTTGTTTGGCAAGAAGCCAAAGGCAGCGGCCATGCTGCAGGAGGCCACTGGCGGATTGATTGCTCGTCCTGAAGGATTTGTTGTTTATCTGACCACGCATTCCGATGAACCGCCAGCAGGGGTCTGGAAGAGTAAGCTTGAATACTACCGCGATGTGCGTGACGGGAAAATTCACGATCCTGAGCGGCTTGGAGTTCTCTACGAGTTCCCCAAAGCAATGCTCAAAAGCAAGGATTATCTGAAGCCGGAAAACTATTACATCACCAATCCCAATCTAGGGCGTTCCGTTCGTAAGAGCTGGCTGGAATCCAAACTTCGCGAAGCCATGGATGGAACGGGTGAAGAAGACAAGCAGAGCTTCCTTGCCAAGCATTTGAATGTGCCAATCGGCATGAACCTGCGACGGGATCGGTGGGCTGGAGCTGATCATTGGCAGGCTGCTGAGTTCACTGTGATCCGTGATTTTGATGAGTTTTTGGATCGATGTGAGGTTGTGACTGCTGGTGTTGATGGCGGCGGTCTGGATGACCTTCTAGGGCTTTGTTTTATCGGGCGCGAAAAAGAGAGCGAGACCGAGAAAAGCAGATGGCTGCTTTGGACCTGTGCATGTTGCCATGAGAGTGCCTTAGACAAACGCAAGCAGATTGCGACGGCGCTTAGAGACTTCGAGAAGGATGGCGACTTGTTCATCTGTGAGAACATCGAAGACGATATTCCGATTGTTGCTGACTACATTGAGCAAGTTCTGGATCGTGGTCTGTTTCCGAAAGAACATGCCATTGGACTAGACCCAGTCGGAGTGGCTGCAATTGTTGATGAGCTGATGGAGCGGGAGGTCAAACAAGAGCAGCTTGTTGGTGTACCTCAAGGCTACAAACTCTCAGGCGTAACCAAAGGCATGGCGCGGAAGCTAGCAGACAAATCTCTGGTTCATGGTGGCTCGCGGTTGATGGCTTGGTGTGTTTCTAACGCCAAAACCGAGAAACGCGGCAATGCCGACTACGTGACCAAGCAAGCCTCCGGTTCCATGAAGATTGATCCGCTCACAGCAGCGTTCAACGCGTTCGATCTTATGAGCCGCCATCCAGAAGCAGAAGGCAATGGCCTGGACGATTTCCTCAGCAATCCGGTGATGGTTATATGATCAGATTTTTAAAGGCAGCAGCTCGCGGCATTAAGCAAGAGTTGCGTGCAGGCGAGTCGGGATGGATCAACCTCAATGGGGGAGATGCATGGACTGGGGACGGTCATTCTTCTGCGGCTGGCAAAACCGTGAATGCGTCCTCTGCTCTGGCGTTTTCTGCTGTTTGGGATTGTGTTCGCAAGACTTCACAGGTGATCTCAACACTGCCTCTCGCGCTTTATGAAAAGGGTGATGGAAACAGCAGGGTGAAGATTGAAGAAGAGCTTTCTGAGGTTCTTTGTAAAAGCCCTAACCGTGAGCAAACTGGGGTTGAGTTCTGGGAAGGCATGACGGCGCATGCAACTTTGCGCGGCAATGCATGTGCCGAAAGACTCTTTGTGGGACCAAGGCTGGTTGGTTTACGTCCTCTGCTCAATGCCACACCCAAACGCAATCAAGATGGCAAGCTGGAATACAGCGTCTATGACCGGGGCAAACACAGCACATTGCCCGCTGATAAAGTGTTCCATCTGCGCGGGTTTGGGGCTGGTGATGGTTTGGGCATGTCAGCCATCAAGTATGGGGCGAACTCAATTGGTGCTGCTTTGGCTGCTGATGAAACAGCGGGCAGTGTTTTTTCAAATGCAATGATGGCTGCAGGCGTATTGAGTTCCGAACAAAAGCTCAACGAGACGCAGCGCGGGCAACTTCAGGCGATCCTCACCAAATTCTCAGGTTCTCGCAAGGCAGGTAAAATCCTGACGCTTGAAGCTGGGCTTTCTTACAAGCAGCTCCAGATGAACCCTGAAGATGCGCAGCTTTTGGAAACCCGGCGCTTTGGCGTTGAAGATGTTTGCAGATGGTTTGGGGTTCCGCCGATTGTGATCGGCCATTCATCTGATGGCCAGACCATGTGGGGCAGTGGTGTTGAGGCGGTGATGTTGTCCTGGCTCTCGCTCGGTATCAATCCGCTACTTATCAAAAACGAAGCTCGTATCCTGAAAGACCTCATTCCAGTTGAAAAGCGCGGGCGTTGGTACGTGGAATATAACCGCGAAGCCATGTTGCAAATGGATAGCAAGGCCAAAGGCGACTTCCTCCTCAAAATGCGCATGGGTGGCTTCATGTCTGGTGATGAGGGACGCGACAAGCTCAATCTGCCACGGCGCGGTGGCAACAGTGATGAGCTGGTGGTTCAAACCTCTATGGGACTGGTCGACTTGCTAGGAAAGGAAGACAAATGAGCATCCGCAATTTGCCAAATGTCCCAGTGTTGGCTGGGAAAGGTCTTCAAAGTGCGATTGCTGAAAGCGTACAGCAGCGCTGGAATCCCGATATCAAAGCAGCAGCTGGTGAGGATGGCGAAAGCACCATTTCCATCCTCGATCCAATTGGCGAGAGCTGGATGTATGAAGGAGTGACTGCCAAGCGAATTTCAGCGGCGCTGCGCAACATTGGTGAAAAGGATGTGGTTGTCTCGATCAACTCTCCAGGTGGTGATTTCTTCGAAGGGTTGGCGATCTACAACCTGCTGCGCGAGCACAAAGCAAAGGTGACCGTGAAGGTGCTGGGGTTAGCAGCATCGGCGGCTTCTGTCATCGCAATGGCGGCAGATGAAATCCAGATCGGGCGAGCGGCTTTCTTGATGATCCATAACACATGGGTTTGTGCATGCGGTGATCGCCATGCGTTCCTTGAGGTCGCCGATTGGCTAAAGCCGTTTGATGATGCGGCAGTCAGCATCTATCACGCACGCACCAAGATCTCGGAAAAAGAGCTGAGCAACCAGCTCGACAAAGAGACCTGGATCAATGGTGAGAGTGCTGTTGAACAAGGGTTTGCAGATGCGCTTCTTCCCAGTGATGAGATTGAGCAGGCTCCAAGCCAAGCTTCCGATAAGCCCTCACCAAATGCTGCGCAGAAGGAGCTTGATATCCTCCT